GGGGCAGACGCCAACACGTTTAACGCAGTGTACGCTCACCAGAATACCATGCGACCAGTGCGCGTCTGCGTCCAAGCCAGATGGGGTGCGCCTTATGCCAGAGGTGAGAGGGGAATACTGTAGCTGAACCGCGTTCTTTACTTGCGTACTTGCTTTCAATCATACTTTCTATGCGGAGTTTGCCGCCAATATATTTGCTTGGCTCAGTTAACTGAACAATCATTGTTAACTTACGTCTGGCTACAGCTTCGGAGCCGTTGTCAACGTGACGATTAAAGAAGCCACCGACGGGATAGTCTAGGAACTGTATGTTTTCCATGCCGCCGTCGAGATCAAACTCGAAAGTGTTATCATTACAATCGTGGAAAAGCTGCTGCACTTTCTCGTAAAGCCAGTGGGATTTTTCTTCACGGTTAATCCACGCCGTCTGGCAGTTGCGGTGAAGTCTGTTTCTTACTGTCGCCTTGGCACCTTTACCAATTACTTGTCCAGCATTGCTGCTGTAAGAGAGAGCTAAGTCTAAGGCGTCATCACATTCGTCTGGCGTAAACGCTGGGCCAGTAAACCAATTGTGGATGTGCATTTATATGTGTCCCTCTTTCTCTAGGTATGCCTTGTAATATTTTAATAGGTCATCAAGTCTGAGTAGACATAGGCTGTCACCTGTCTTCATCCTTGACTTTCTATTAATAACAATTGGTGCGTCTGGCGATTTAGTTATTGTTATGTTGCGTTCAGCTTGGCGTAAGGCATCGTGAAAGTTGAGACGCTCTACACGTTTGGCTTCTACAAACCAGTTAGGCGTACCAAGCAGGTCAGCACCGCCGATCATGTTGACATGGCCACCGCCAGACAACGGTGCGCGAAAACTATTTAAGCCAGTGTGTTCGTTTATATAAGCAGCTAACTCTCGCTCGTACTTGTCACCCTTGGCTTTGTTACCTCTGCCCTGTGGCATTATTCGGAGTACCCCATCTCTATTCTGCACGTCTTACAGTAGTAGTAATTCTTGTGTCGGACTTCTGTATCACCACAATTTATACATGGCCTAGACCATGTGGGAAGGGAGTGTTCACGTCGAAGCTGATACTTAGCTCCGTCGAACTCTTGTAGTCCTTGTCGAACGAGGATGCGCTTCAGTGTATCAACGCAACAGCCAATGTGACTGGCCATCTGCCCGTACTTTAATATCTTATGGTTCTGATGAAGATAATTAATGTCGTCTTGAGAGAGAGGTATTGTTCGTGGCAATTCGTGTATCCCTGTCGTCCTCTTTCTGGCTAAATATAACAACTAAAGATGTGTGTAAATAAACTTTAGGTTTTTTTATACAACAAAGGTTGACTTATGTTGTCACTACCGATAATAATCAAGGCGTTGTTATTCGCCTCTCCCCGCGCCTAGCGCGGGAGAGGGATTAGAATATAAATAAGACGACGTTGAGTAAACGAAGTTTACGAGATGTGATTATTATCGCTTTAACTTTATTTAATAAAATCAATGAGTTAATCTTGACAAATTTTTCTGAAAAAAAATGCAGCAATCGAGAAAAGTATCCCGAAATTGCTGCATTAGTTGACTTAGTTAGAGAGAGTTTTCCTCAAGCCAAGGTCAAAGCTATTCGTAAGTTACCTCAGAATGTAATAGAGATGCGACTAACGAAGGCGTGGAAGAGGAAGATGGAACTTCAATCTCAAGCCAATCGCGGATCAGTCTGACTGACCTACTCAGCTTATCAGCTATCACCTCAACAGTATAACCATCAAGTGCCATCGCCTTTGCCTTTTGCTTTGTAGATTTGCTAGACACAATCATCTTATCACCAGTAATATTATGTTCGGCGTAGCCTATCCATTGCACGCGATCATGTTCGTCTGTCCACTCTCTAACTTTACCGTATCGAACCTCATTGACCATAGACAATCGGTAGTCTGGTGGTAGCTGGAGTTGCAGACGTGGCCAGATGGGTTGATCGTATGAGCCATCGTATATCCCTGCGTTCTGCTTGGCAGTATCTTCATCATCAAAGACTTGCGCTACTCTAATCTGTGTCTCCAATACGGTAAGCTGGTTGGTTGACCCAGCCTCTCTGCCCATACCGCCTTCGGATGGCTTGTTAGAGTGGTGGATCATAATGACAGCGAGGCCACTGTTGCGGAGCGTGACGGCCAGCTTGTTTACCTTTGCCCATTCGTCTGCACTGTTCTCTCCTAGTGCTGGATAGGCAGACCTAATCGTATCTATGACAACCACGTCTGGACGTGCGTACTCAATCCAGCCTTGCAGTTCTATCAGGCCGTCCCTTCCATTCAAGTCGATCTCTTTCTCGTCAACGAAAGGTGTCCATATGTTTAGCCTGTCGCCCGTGCTGCCGTGCATACTACGCATTTCAATCAGACGCTTGGCTATTGTTGCCATGCCCATTTCAAAATCCAAGTACAAGCAACGCGAAGGTGTGCCAACTTCAAACGGCCCAAAGTATTTCTTTCCAGCACACAAAGAAGCCATGGCATGTTGCACAAACATACTCTTACCGTGGCCAGAGTATCCGTATACTTGCGTTATGCTTCCGCGTGGTAACCAAGGCTCAATCAAAAAAGACTTTGCGTCTGCGCGTTCAAGCAATTGTTCTGCGTCTGACATTAATATGAGCTTACGCTCACGCTTTTCTTCTTGCTCTATCTCATGCAGTAGTGGCTTGAAGATATAATTTCCACGATCATCGAAGCGGTCTGGATGGTTACGTCGTTCTGCTGCTTCCATCGAAGCACACGTCGCTTCAAACTCTGGCTCGTCAAGAGTATCAATAAAGAACTCATTCATAAACGCATGGCCCCTCAGACGTAGATCAGGCCCAAAGTATCCTTCCCTTACACACTCGCTGATGTGTCGCATGACACGCTCGTTGCGGCCATTGCCACAACCAGTTGGTATCTTGAGTGTGTTCGGGAAGTTGTCGCAAACAAATTTCTTTGTTCTATCCCACTCAGAAATGTATTCGTCTGGCTGCAATGCTGTGACGTGGCTCAAGTCAAGACTACAAAAATCAAAACCATCTTCCATTTTAACAGATAACTCAGGCTTCCAATCCTGCCAAAGTGGAGCATCGTCAACGTCTAGCCCAGCCGCGTACTCCCACTCATAATTTTTTGAAGGTGGTAGCAGAGCGTATGAACCATCGCCTCTAAAATCTAGGCCAGAAATATTTATCCAGTCGTTGTTGCGGCTGTTCACACCGCTCTTCGGACCCCTATGTTTACCATCTCGTGGATGTTCAAAGTATAAATGAACCCCGCGCTTTGTTCGCACGCGAATTGGAGAGTGCATGTTAGCTTCGATGGCGGCTTTAAGAGCCTCGTCATTGTCACAATCAACGACAACTAGACCAGAGATTGTACCAGTAACCAGAGCAATGTCTGCATCAGGCCACTGCGTCCACCATGCAGTGACCTCATCTTCACTCGCTATTCTAGTTTGATACTCCTTCCATTTAATCGCGGGTCGTTTCGCAGACGCAATCGGGATCACGCTCCACCCGCGTTCTATATATTCCAGTGCTGTTTCAAGTTTTGTCTTTTCCAATATCGTTCACCTCTTCAAAGTATAAATCTATTTTCATTTTTGGTTTGGCAGTTTTAATTTTTTCCAGAACAACACTTGAAATAAAGCCTCTCGAAATCCAGCCATAAGGGGCGGTGCGTACTACACTACAGAGTTGTGCGGTCTTTGTTGCGCCACCTAAATCCCTTACAAGCTTGGCTATATTTAACTTGTGTTTCATAACTTTTTTTAAATCCCCATATTTTTCTATTGACACTATGTAGTGTCTACAATACATCTTTGGTTGTTGTAAAGACACCTTACGTTTCAAGAAGGTGTTAGATGGAGAAAAATATGGCAACAGATAGTTGGTCAGCATTTGCTGCTGACAAAATTACTCAGACAGATGTAGTGGAACACGGCAAAGGCAAGCTTAATACGCTCGCACTTGAGCATGAGAAACTGCAAGAAAATCTGACAGAAATAACAGATCGACTGACGTGGATTGAGGGTGAGATAGTTCATCTTTTTCCAGAGGAAGAAGGAGAACTTTCTCAATCAGTGAGCAACCATAATGTTATCGTTTCTCGTACTGAGAAATGGACTTGGGATAAAGCAATGCTTGAGAAATTTTTCTCACACTGCTTTCCAGATTATATTAGGCGAACACTTTCTGTGGACAAACGGAAATTCTTACAGCTTCCGATTGAAGAACAAGACAAGCTTCGCCCTTGTCTCACTCGCAGTCTCAACAAAGCAAAAGTGAAGGTGGTTAGAAATGTTTAAAGTGATGTCTACTAAAGACGTGTCAACGAATGAGCCATCTAAAACTTTGCTCTACGCACACCATGGTTTCGGGAAAACATACCAGTGCAGAAACTATGAGAAGCGTTTTGGCAAAGGTCTTATACTAAGTGGCGAGGCTGGACTAAAATCTTTAGCCGATACAGAGATAGACTATCTACCCTTTACGTCTTGGGATGGAACTACAGACGAGGAACGTGGGGTATATTCGTTTCGTAAGATATGGTCTTATGTTTCTTCGCCAGACTTTGTGAAGGCTGGATACAAATGGATAGCAATAGACAGTCTTACTGAAATGTCTGAGCGTTTGCTTGAGAACCTTGAAAAGAAACACAGCAATACAGCGAACGGTTTCGTTTTATGGGGAGACTATTCTCGAATAATGACAGGTGCGTTGAAGGCTATTCGTGATCTTCCTTTGCATGTTCTTGTTACCTGTCTGGCGAAAGAGGAGAAGGACGCCAACGACAACACACAATACTGGCCCTTGCTTAAAGGAAATGCAGTAAGCAAGCACACCCCTGCATTATTTGATAATGTTTTTTGTGGTGTTCGAACTACTGAAAACGATGGAAAGAACAAGCCAACAGTCTCGCGTTACATAGTAACAGACGAGGTGTCTGGCTGGCACGGTAAAGCGCGTGATCCGCTTAACAGATTGTCTGCTTATGAAAAGACAGACGATATTACTGAACTTCTTGTGCGTATGTCTGCGTCAGAAGATACTAAAAAACTTTCAAAAAAATCTGAGGATATTATATAATGGCTGAATGGAATGGTTTCGGTGGTCTTGACCTATCAAATGTAGATGCGAACACAGGCGGTGGTCGTTTAGCTACTGGCACATACACGGTTAAGAGTAGTGGTAGTGCTATTGAGCAAGTCGGTAACACTCAAAACAAAAAGCTAGTCGTTACGTTTACAGACGTGAACGGCGATGGCGATATTAGAATGAACTTTAACATTGCACATAGTAACGAAGTAGCAACTGACATTGCTCGTCGCCAGTTAAAATCTTTTTTAATTGCTGGCAATCATTCTTCGCCAGACAAGCCTAACGATGTTTCCACATTGGACGGTCTGGAGTGTAAAATTTTGGTGGGTAACGGCAAGCCTTGGATTAATTCTATGGGCCAAGAAGTTACCAGCACTGAGATTAAAAAGTTTATGCCAACGACAGCCGCAACTCTAGCTGCTGGAAAAGAAAAGCAAGCTGCAATTGCTGACGACGAAATTCCTTTTTGATTTAGTAGACCCCCCCCAAAAGGGGGGGTCTTCTGCTTACACACAACCACAACCACAGTGACAGGAGATCGGCAGATGTTACAATCAGTAGCACAGAGATCAGAGCGTAGCAAATTTGCTTTGCCTACCCCCAAAGAATTACAAGAAATACTGGTATACTTCCCCACAAAAGGCACACTATTTTTGCGAGAGAGAAAAGTATCTTTCTGGGAAGATACTGTTGAGAGCGCAGAGAAAAAGGCAAAGAGATGGAACAAAAACAACGCTGGCAAGCAAGCGTTTCGTACCATTAATCAAGGCCAGTTTGTTGGAACAATTCTGCGCAGAAATTTAAAGGCAAGCCGCGTTTGTTGGGCAGTTCATACAGGCGAGTGGCCTAAGTACATGATAGATCATGTAAACGGCAATCGTTTTGATAATCGTATCGACAACTTGCGAGACGTTCCTCAAAAAATTTGTCAGTCTAATCCATCGAAGGGACGTATCGCAAATGTTTTGCCAGACGGTGTGCGATGGGTAAACGCTGAGAAGAAATGGATGTCATTCATTTACATCGGATCAAAACAAATTCCACTTGGCTTATGGGGAACTAAGGGTGATGCGATGATGGCAAGAAAGATGGCTGAGTTAAAATTTGGAGTACATCAATGAGTGTAAAAGCAAGCACAGTCGTTCAAAGAATTGACGATGCTCTTGATGCAGAGAAAAGAGAGAAGGCGCGAATGTATATCGGTGCGTCTGGCATTGGTAATACTTGTGATGCGCTGCAAGCATTTTCTTTGCGGGGGTTCCCCAATCGTGAGCCAGACGCGAGGCTCAAGCGTATCTTCCAGTTAGGACACATACTAGAAGACGAAGTAGTTAAAGACTTAAAGAGAGCAGACTTTTCTGTTTACGAAAAGGATGGTCTGACGGGAAAGCAACATGCCTATTACGAATGGGGTGGCCACATTAGCTGCCACACTGATGGACTAATTGATATTGGTGACGACAATCTTAGGATACTTGAGATCAAGTCGATGAATGATAGCAGTCACCAAAAGTTTAAGAAGTCTGGCGTGAAGATTAGTCACCCGCAATACTTCGCGCAACTACAAACGATGATGGCAATGTCAAATATTCACAGTAGTTTTTTCATAGCTATAAATAAAAATACAAGTAGCTATGCGGCAGAGATTATTGCCTTCGATGAATTTGAATGGGCTGCGCTGAAGCATAGGATAGAAACTGTTCTTCATGGTAACGCTGCCAAAATTGCTACAGACGAAAGCGATTGGCGTTGCCGTGGTTGCTTTAAAGCAGACGTTTGCTGGCATGATGCAGAGGTAGAAGTCCGTTGCTCTACATGCGCGTTTGCTAATCCTAAAGAAGATGGTGGATGGCAGTGCGGTAAGCATGAGCGTGAGGCGTTTGAGGTCTGCGAAGATTATGAAATTTATAAACCAAAAAATAGAGAGTTAATCTAATGAAAACTTGTGACGAGAATACTCTTTTCAAAAGCATAGAAGAGTTAACGCAACTTCGGGTAGATGCGGGACGCATTTCGAACATGGTTCAATCAGTGACGGAGCGCATAAAAGAATTACTTGATAAAGAGCCAGAAAACTTTGTCGAGTTTGCACGGGCAAGAGACAAACGATCACGTCTGCGAGACGATTATTCTGATAGAATTGCTGAGATTAAATCAGCAGAACTTCACATAAACTGGATGATGAAAAAAATTGGAGCGTGGATGCAAAATGGATAGAGCAAAGGTATTAGATACAGCAAAAGATTTAATTAATGGTGACAGAGCAGAGGACTATGGAGATGCAGACGTTAGCTTTGGCCGCATTGCAGACGGCTGGAATGTTATCATTGGTCAAGCACTTATAGACCAAGGCTACATAACTTCGCAGCACGTTGCGCTGATGATGACATGGTTAAAGATGTCGCGCATTTTGGGATCACTAAATCACAGTGATAGTTATGTAGACGCGGCAGGATACTTAGCTTTAGCCAGTGAGATTGGTAGCCCTGTTACTGCACTTCAGACAGACAGTAACAAAAGCAACCAAGTTTTTTTTGACGCTGTTCAAAAAGAAAAACTAAACGGAAAGTTAAATGGGATAGAGAAATAATATTACCATCTTGCTTTGCCGCTTCGCACATCTAAATGCGTGAAGGAATTATATTTTCCAACGCCACCAGTTGGATTGTTAGTGTGACCCCAAGCGTAAACTTCGTTTGGCGACACACCAGTTACAACAACGTCAGCCGCCTTGCCTAGCAAGTGTTGAGATTTGGTTGCCCCACCTACATTTTTATTGTGAGTGGGGCATCTATATCCAGAGTTGACTGCTACTGGCGCGTCGAAATGAGCGCGTAGTTTTTCCAGCAAAGCAACCAGTTCCATGTTCACTCCGTCTGGATGTATTTCGTGGCAGTGGTTACATGCAAATTCAGTTTCACGAAAATGCTTAGACACATACCCCGCTGGCATTTCGCTTCTGTTAAATGCTTCTTTT